AGAAGATGTAGCTAATGGCAAGATTAATCGTCTTATTGTTAATATGCCACCTAGACACACTAAATCTGAGTTTTGTTCAACCTATTTTCCTGCATGGATTATGGGCAAGCAACCAAAACGTAAAATTATGCAAACAACTCACACCGGCGAGCTTGCTGTACGATTTGGTCGTAAAGTTAGAAATATGATGGATACAGATGAATATAAAAGAATTTTTACAGACGTACATTTAAAAGCAGACAGTAAATCTGCTGGACGTTGGGAGACTGACAAAGGTGGAGAATATTTTGCAGCTGGTGTTGGTGGTGCTATTACAGGTCGTGGTGCTGATTTACTTATAATTGATGATCCACATTCAGAACAAGATGCTCTTAGCCCGAGTGCTTTAGAATCATGTTGGGAATGGTATACCTCAGGGCCTAGGCAGCGTTTACAGCCTGGTGGAGCTATTATTTTAGTTATGACACGTTGGAGTTCCATAGATCTAACAGCTAAGTTATTAGACGCACAAAAAGAATCAGCCGCAGATCAATGGGAAGTTGTAGAGTTTCCTGCTATTTTTCCAGATACTAATAACGCTTTGTGGCCTGAGTTTTGGGCTATAGAAGAATTAAACAAAGTTAAAGCATCACTACCAGTACAAAAATGGAACGCCCAGTGGATGCAAACCCCAACCTCTGAAGAAGGATCTATTGTTAAACGTGAATGGTGGAATCTATGGGAAGGTGATTCTTTACCGCCTGTAAGTTATATTATACAAAGTTACGATACTGCCTTTTCTAAAAAAGAAAACGCTGATTACTCGGCTATATCTACATGGGGTATATTCCGTCCTACACCTGATTCACCTGATTGTATTATCTTACTAGATGCACAAAAAGGACGTTGGGATTTCCCAGAACTAAAACGCATAGCTTATAACGAATATAAATACTGGGAACCTGATATGACGTTAATTGAAGCAAAAGCCTCTGGAACGCCTTTAACTCATGAACTTAGAAGGCTAGGCATACCTGTTGTTAATTACTCACCAACCAGAGGACATGATAAATCTACTCGTATGCACTCAGTAGCACCTATTTTTGAATCTGAATTAGTGTACGCACCACAAAAGAAATTTGCTGAAGAAATGATTGAAGAATGCGCTGCATTCCCTTTTGGTAAAAATGATGATTTGTGTGATACTATGACCCAAGCTCTCATGAGATTTAGAGAAGGCGGATTAGTTTCTCTTGATGATGATTATTCCGATGAAGCAAAAGCACCAGTTAGAAGGGTATATTATTAATGGCGATAGAAAAAGATATAAATCCAACAGTCCTAAACGAAGAAAACCAAATGTCTCTAGGGGACGAAGGTATGGACGTAGTTCTTGCGGCCATTGAAGAGGCTGGTACAGATGACTTTGTTATGCAAGAAGATGGTAGTGCAATACTAGAATCTAGTATGCAAGAACAAGTAGAAACTGGATTTGATGAAAACTTAGCTGAATCTATGGACGATAGAGATCTAAGTAAGATTGCTAACGAACTTACGGATGGCATAGAAAAAGATAAGTCATCTCGCGAAGATTGGGAAAATACATATACAGACGGCTTAAAGTATTTAGGCATGAAGGTTGATGATGAAAGATCAGAACCTTTTGCAGGGGCTTCAGGAGTTGTTCATCCATTATTAGGTGAAGCAGTTACAACTTTCCAAGCACAAGCTTACAAAGAATTGTTACCTTCTGGTGGGCCTGTAAAAACACAAGTTATTGGTGCCTACGATTCTGCTGTAGAAGAACAAGCACAAAGAGTAAAAGAATTTATGAACTATCAGATAACTCACGTTATGGAAGAGTTTGATGAAGAGTTAGATCAAATGTTGTTTTACCTACCTCTAGCAGGTTCAGCATTTAAAAAGATTTACTATGACGAATCAATAGGTAGAGCTGTTTCTAAGTTTGTAGCACCAGAAGATCTAATAGTTCCTTACTTTACAACTGATTTAGAATCATGTCCTAGAATTACTAATGTTATTAAAATGCCAGAGAATGAGGTTAAAAAGTTACAAGCCTTAGGTTTTTATAGAAAAGTTGATGTTGACATGGGTGGTGATAACCAAGTTTATTCTGAAGCAAAAGAAGAAATAAACAAATTATCAGGTATGGAACCTTCTTACGATGACGGAGAAATATCTTTATTGTATGAAGTGCATTGCAATTTAGAACTTGATGGTTTTGAAGACATTGGTCAAGATGGTGAAGCTACTGGAGTAAAACTTCCTTACATTGTTACACTTGATACAGGCTCTAGTGAAGTATTATCTATACGTAGAAACTTTAAAGAAGAAGATCCATTAAAAAATAAAATAGAATACTTTGTGCACTTTAAGTTTTTACCAGGTTTAGGATTTTATGGCTTTGGTTTAACTCACATGATAGGCGGCTTGTCTAAAGCATCCACTTCTATTTTAAGACAGTTAATTGATGCTGGTACTTTAGCTAACTTGCCTGCTGGTTTTAAAACTAGAGGTATTAGAATTAGAGATGAAGATACTCCAATACAACCGGGTGAATTTAGAGATGTAGATGCTCCGGGTGGATCACTAAGAGAATCTATACAGCCATTACCTTTTAAAGAACCAAGTGCTACTCTTTTAAATTTACTAGGAATACTAGTAGATGGTGGTAAAAAGTTTGCATCTATTGCTGAAATAAATACAGGTCAAGGTAATCCAAACGCACCTGTAGGCACAACTCTAGCTTTATTAGAAAGATCTACTAAAGTATTGTCTGCTATACATAAAAGACTACACAACTCGCAGAAGAAAGAATTTAGATTATTAGCACAAGTATTTAAAGAATACCTACCACCAGAATACCCTTATGCAATACCAGGTGGCAACGCTCAAATTAAATTAACAGACTTTGATGAAAGAATAGATATAATTCCTATATCCAATCCAGATGTATTTAGCCAATCTCAAAGAATTGCTATGGCTCAAGAAATGATGCAGTTGGTACAATCAAACCCAGAAGTTCATGGGCCTAATGGGGTATATGAATCATACAAAAGAATGTATGCGGCCATAGGTGTGGATAATATAGAACAAATACTAACACCTCCACCTCCAACAGAACCTAGTCCTTTAGAGGCAGGTTTTGAAAACAACAAACTTTTGTTAGGTCAACAAGCTCAAGCTTTTGCTCAACAAGACCATGATTCGCATATAAAGACACACATGGCTATACTTAATACGCCTCCTGTACAAATGAATGCACAAGTACAAGCACTAATACATTCACACATTATGCAACATTTACAAATGAAGTCTGATGTTTTAGCTGAACAACAAATGCCACCAGAAGCTATGCAACAATTTCAACAGTTGCAACAACAAGCACAACAGGCTAATCCAGCAGAATCACAACAAATAATGCAACAAGCAAGCGATATACTTGCTCAGTTTTCAGCTCCCATCATGGCAGAACTTATTACAGAGTATAGTCAAAAAGTTTCAGATCCTAGTGATGAAGATCCATTGGTTTCTATTAGAAAACAAGAACTTGCACTAAAGGGTCAAGAACTGTCTATGGAACAACAACAATTCTTACAAGAAGAAAAACGTAAAGCTTTAGATGCTCAAAGAAGAGTTAATGTAGACAAAGAAAGAATAGGATCTATGGAAGATATAGCAGATTTAAGAGATGAAACTGCCAGAGCAAGGCTAGAACAACAAGCTCGTTTTAAATTATTAGATTTGCAAAATCAAAAATAAACCTTGCAAAATTAAAAATGACACAACATAATAAAACACATGTATAAAAGAACAGACATAAGTCAACAAAAAACACCAAAAGTATTAAAGAATAAAAACAGCTATAGTAATAAAGGCACTGCGCCTTTGAAAACTAAAGCAGGTACTTTTTCAACAAGCACAACACCAAAGCCTGGTATGGGAAAAGGGAAAGCTAGAGGTATGGGTGCTGCTGAATTTGGTGGTAAGTTTTCAGGCATTTATTAATGTCGTCAATTTGGCTTGCTGAAAAATTTATAAAAGAAATTGAAGCAAGAAGAGAAGATACGAAGGATGCTATGTTATCTGGTTGTAAAGACTTCTCTCAGTATGAATATCTGCGTGGCCGTTACAGTTCTCTAGCCGATGCAGAAAATATTTTTAGAGAGCTGCTAGGAAAAATACAAGAAGATGACGAAGATACACATACCTGATCACGTAGCAAAAGCAATAGAGTCAGAACAAAAACCAAAACCCGAACAAACAACTCCAATTCCAGAAACTCCAGAGAATGATGCTTATGTACAAGGATCAGCTAGAGTTTTAGATCCTACGCTATTAGAAAAAAGTTTTTTAGATCGTATGCCACAACCAACAGGTTGGAGAATATTAATACTACCTTACAAAGGTAAAGCAGTTACAGAAGGCGGAATTCACTTAGTTCAATCTACCGTAGATAGAGAATCTCTAGCTACAGTTGTTGGGTATGTGGTAAAAATGGGCCCTGATTGCTATGCGGATGCAAATAAATTTGCTAAACCATGGTGTCAGGAAAAACAATGGGTATTGATAGGTAGATATGCTGGTGCTCGCTTTAAGTTGGGTGATGAGTCTGAATGCAGAATTATTAACGATGATGAAGTGATAGCTACCATAATGGATCCTGACGATATTCTTGCAGTATAAGGAGCAAAAAATGGCAGAAGAAAACGCAAAATTAATAGAAGAAACAGAAATAGAAGAAGGTGAAATTGTTGAGCTAGATCCTATTGAGGATGAAAAACCTCAAACACAAATTCCTATGGAGTCTGTTGATAAGGAAGCTGAAAAAAAAATAGAAAATGTTTCTGATACACCAGAAGAAAAACAAGAAGAAGAGTTAGAAGATTATTCTAAAAGCGTACAAAAAAGAATAAACAATTTAACTAGGAAGCTAAGAGAAGCAGAAAGAGGTCAAGAATCTGCATTTGAATACGCACAAAAAACTTCTGTTGAGAATCAGCATCTAAAACAAAAAAGTTCAAACTTAGATAGATCTTATTTAATGGAAGCAGAAAATAGGCTCAAGTCTCAAAAACAACAAGCTATGTCTGCATTAAAGTCAGCACACGAAGTACAAGACTATGATAAAGTTGCAAAAGCACAAGATGTTTTAGCAAAAATAGCTGTTGAAGAGAACAAAGTCTCTACATCAAAAATGGCATTACAACAACAACCTGCACAACAAACAATACAGCCTGCACAACAACAATACGTGCAACAAGAACAACAATTTAAATCACCGCCAAAGTTAGATGAAAAACAAGAAAAGTGGGTAGACAACAATTCTTGGTTTGGTGAAGATGAAATTATGACACTTGCAGCTTTTTCTATAGATCAGAAGTTAGTACAAGAAGGTTTTGACCCTAAGACTAATGACTACTACAATGAAGTTGATAAAAGATTACGACATGAGTTTCCACACAAGTTTGATGAGCCTTCTAACCAATCGAAGCCTCAACAAAAGGTGGCCTCCGCAGGCAGAGTAGCTGGTAATACTAGCTCAAAAAGACAAGTTAAGTTGTCGCCAGCAGAGGTTCAAATGGCAAAAAGATTAAACGTACCCTTAACAGAGTACGCAAAATATGTTAAAAGGTAATAGACATGACAGAAAATGACAACAAAGATTTAAACAGAACCTCGCGTTCTGCCGACACTCGAGCAAAAAAAGAAGCTCGCAAACCATGGAGCCCGCCATCATTATTGGACACTCCTCCTGCACCTGAAGGTTATACTTACAGGTGGATTAGAGCCGAAACTTTAGGCGTTGAAGATCATAAAAATTTAACTGCAAGATTGAGCGAAGGTTTTGACCTAGTTCGAGCTGAAGAGTTAGATGATTCTCAACAAGATCGATACGATACCCTAAAGCAAGGCAGACATTCAGGAGTAGTATCACGTGGTGGTTTGCTATTGGCTAAGATTCCAAATGAAACTCGTGAAGAAAGGAACTCCTACTTTGCTTCACGCGCCAAAACACAGCAAGACGCTGTGGATAACGATATGATGAAGGAATCAGACCCAAGTTCTCCGATGTTAAATCCTCAGAGATCAAGCAAAGTAACTTTTGGTGG